CGGCTACTACCGTGCCCATGTTGTCCACTTCTTTGTTATTAACAATGATGGTGGAACTTAAAATGCGTTTATCCGGGCGAACAACTATCTTGTCCCCCAAAGGTTTTAATATAAAATCTACATCAGCCATGCAAGTTCTCCGATTACTTGTGTGGTTAGAAAGGCCCTAGTTTACCTTCACGTGCTAGGGCTTTTCGCTTTATCCAGTTGTATCGTTAGCGTTCTGATTAGAGTTGAACTTAAATTCAACGCCTTTATCATCAGCACTACTTTTAACCATGTTATTTACTTTAGCCGGTAACTTTGTAGGTCTGCGGCCTAAATAATCTTCCATTTTCACTAAATCAAGCAAATCCATAGACTTGCTATTTTTTGGATTTAGATCAGCGGTAAAAGCCATGATTAATCGTTACAGGGTTGGTAGCACTCACGGGTATGCGTGTAGCAAACGCCTTCTGTACGGCCTGTGTTGAACTGTTTGTCAGCACCGGTCATATCTTCTTTGCCCATAGCAACGCCATTGACAATCTTGCCCATGCGTTCACCGGAAGTATCTGAAGAATCAGCACCTTTTGGTGGGGTTGCGCCAGTTGTTGAAGGTACGCCCTTCATTGAATCCATTTTGCCCATGATTAGTTCTCCTATGTTATGGGGGAATACAAATTACATTTTCGCCTATTTTACGACTTTGTCAATTATCTTTTTCATTATCCATTAGCAAGGGTGGTGCCGCTAAACCTATGCCACTAAACAATGGTTGGCCTTTGGATTTAATATCTTTTTTGGCGGCATCAGTAAGTTCTACAAAATGAATTTCAGGTCCATTTCTATCGGCATTAAGAAATTCTTTATATAAATCATCTTGATTTGCCCATGAATGTTTTAAAAATGTATCGTTTAAAGATGGGTCTTTTTGATTTGCCCAATCTTTAAAGTTCATAAATCTGTCATTGTCCGGTGGCGTAAGATGTTCTTTTTTAACGCCCATGCCGTATTTTTTGGTGTATTTATTAACAAAGTCCGGCAATATTTTGTCGTAAAAGCCCTTCATGCCTTCGCCGCCTACATCTAATTCTTGTCCTTTTAATTCATGAACCATTAATTCACCATGTACTGAACTATATGGAATTAATTTGGTTTCCAATAATTTTTTAGCGGCTTCTTTACCGATTAAATCAGGTAAATCATCAGGTTTTACTTCTTTACTTATAACTGGATAATGTTCATTTTTTTTATAAGCCCATAACCGTTTAGTTTCAGGATTGTATGTAAGTTCATTTATTTGCTTGGAAAGACTATAACGTTCAGCTTGTTGTTTGCCGGTGGTAAATGCTATGGCATCATAATCACCTTTAACTGCTTCATTAAGAATCTGTTTCATCATTAATTCATGCCAGTTTTTCTTAAATGGGGCATTGGGTACCGCATCTTTTGTTGGTGCGCTGGCTCTTTCAGCATACAAAGCATCATGTCTAGCAGTCAATTCAGGGTATCTTGCCCAATCTTCTTCACTTGGAGCATATTGAACATTAGGTTTAGAACGCAATTCATTGACAACGGCATCAAGGTCTTTATCAATTTCGTGTACCGTTCTACCGCCTTGATAACCTTTTTTACGCCCAGCTTGGTGCCAATCTGATTGAATTTCTTCTACCATCAAAGTCTTTTTGCCATTGATAATGCGGTCATTTAGCCTTGTATGGGCAAGAATGTTGGGTTCGTCAAAATGGCTAGATGAATATTGAGGAAGCCTACTGCTTAATTGCATTTCGGCAATTTCTCTACTTGGATAATACCCCCAAGTATCTTTTACTTTGGCTAGTACTCCTTCATTTACTCCTAAACGTGCTTTATCTTCACCAGTCAATTCACGAATTGAATTTGAATAATTTAATTTTTGTGGCGGCAAAGTTGTTAGCAATTCCCGGTAATTAGTGTATTTGCCAGGTAGTGTGTAATCTTCGTATTTGACACCGCCTGTATTTTCTATATCTAGATTTCCTTGTTCAAGATGATAATTCTGCATTGCGGCTTCTGCATCACCTAAATCATAAACGCCCCTATTACCGCCAATGTCTAAAAAACCGCCGTTTGGGTCTTTAAATGAATACCCCATTTCATCGTTACCGTATATTTCATATCCATAGTCATCGTAATAACTATGTATTGGATTTTCGTAATACATATCATTGGCTTGTTGTTTGGCGTTTTCATACAAAACACCGTCAATATCTTCTTCTAATCTAGCCTGGGAATATGGGTTTGTATCGTAATCTGCATAACGTTCAGGGTCAGCTTCTAACAATGCTTGCCGTTCTTGATCACGTATTACCGGATCATTTTTCATGTCGTAATGCAAATCGTCAGCTAATCCACGTATATATTCGTCATCGTGATATACGTCACCGCCTTGTAAACGGTATTCATCATAAATATCACCGGTTGGTTCGCCAAGCACTTTTTGTTCTAGCTTTAACCGGCTTTCACCCATGTAATCTAAAAGTTCTTGTTTGGTAACGGTTGGGTGGTCAAGTAAATATTGCTTTACTCCTGTTACATCAAGTTCTTCAGTCTTTACGCCTGGGGTCTTTTCCAATTGTTTTAAGAATTGATCACCAGTACCTTTAGGTTGCTGAATCTTTAATATGGCGTTTTCTAATGGGGAATGAAACCCTAATTCATCTATTGCAGAAGCAACTTCTTGTATTTTTTTGGCTTCACCAGGTTCTACTGCGTTTAGTATTCCACCGGTTTTAGTCAAGTAATCTTCTACCGCTTTGTATGCAGTAGGACCAACATAATTACCATAAGCTTTAGCGGCTTTACCGCCAAAATAACCTAAAGATGGGGCAACGTATTCACCTAAGGTTTCGTGTTGCTTGTAGCCTTCATACGGGGCCGTAGCACGGGGTACAAAGTCTAATGTTTCTTCAGTTGTTGGGGCGGTTTGTTGAATTGCGGTTGCGTAAGGATTAGCAAGGAATTCTGCGGCCCTGGTAAAGTTACGTACACTTTTTGGCAAATAACTATTAATAGTATTGCTTAAATCACGTAAATCACCACTTGTGCCTATTGCTTGGGCAACGCCACCACGGCCTAATGATTCTGTAACGTTTGGCGTTAGTTGTAAAGCTTCTTTAAAACTTGTACCAGCTTCTCGTAAATTTTTTTCATTAGTCAAGCCATGCAAAATGTTATACAACGATTCCTTTAGCGAAACCGGTGATGGTTCATTGTAGTAATCGTATTCTTCGTAGGCCATAGCTTATTTTATAAGATTTTTCTTGTTACGCCTAATGCTCTTATTGCGGCATCCACACTATCCACACGGCTAATTGGACCGCCACGCCATTTGCCTATAAAGTCTAATTGATCAGGCGTAAACTTGGCTTTGGCATCTTTTTTAATTTCCATCAATATGGTTTCGCCAGCATAACCAACTAAAAGGTCGGGGCATCCATGTTTCATGGCGGCAAGTGACACCACGGTAGCACCTATTTGTCGTAGTGCCAAAACTATTTCTTTATGATTTGTGTCTATTCGTGCGTATGTCATTGTTTTTTAATTAAATTTTGTTAATATCAGTAAACAACACCTTTATAAAGTTTATATATGGCTAAACCAGCGTGTAGTGAACAAGAGTTTATAGCATTATTTAAAGAACATAGGTCCCCTACGGCCGTAGCCAAAATATTGAAAGTTGACATTAGAAGCGTCATTGCCCGTAGGCGAAATATAGAAAAAAAGCACGATATTGTGCTTGTATCAAACAATAATCGTGGAATACCAAGATTTACTATTCCTGAAAATAAAATTCGTTGTGAATACGAATTAAAAAACGGCATTGTTATGGTGGGTTCGGATTGCCACTATAACCCTGAATATGTTTCTACGGCTCACCGTGCTTTTGTTCATTTTATTAAACAATTAAAGCCAAACATGGTAATTCTGAATGGCGATTTGTTTGATTTTGCACAAATTAGTCAACATAACCGTATTGGTTATCAAAAACACCCAACAGTCTTACAAGAATTAGAAGAAGTTCAAAACCGATTAGGTGACATTGAAAAAGTTAGACCGGCTGGTTGTATATTGCACCGCACCATTGGAAACCACGATTTAAGGTTTGATGGCAAGCTATCTAATGTTTTACCCCAATATGAAGGGGTAATGGGTATGTGTTTAGCTGACCATTTGCCAGGCTGGTCATATAGCTGGTCAGTTGTAGTTAATAACAACACAATGATAAAACACCGGTGGCATAACGGTATTCATGCTTCGTATAACAATGTTTTAAAGGGGGGGATGAGTTTTGTCCATGGCCATCTACATTCTTTAAAAACAATGCCGTGGTCTGATTACACGGGCGACAAATATGGCGTTGATACCGGAATGATGGCCGCAGTTAAAGACGAACAATTTATTTACCATGAGGACGCAAGCGTCAACTGGCGTGCGGGCTGGGCAGTATTGACTTATATTGATGGCGTTCTAATGCCGCCTGAATTATGCCAAGTAATGAATGAAGATGAAGGGCTAGTATTTTTTAGGGGTAAATTACATGAGATTAACGCCTGAAGCATTAAAACATTTGTATTCCAGCTTGTATTGCACTTACCCATTTACTAAATGGCCTATGCCATTGCCTGAAGAAATAGAATTTATTGTTACGCCTGATCCTGAATTAATGGGTACGTATCTGCTAGATACAGGCGGTGACTATGCACACACCATTACCATATCATCAGGGCGTTGTAGCCATTTCTACACCGTTTTAACCACTCTTGCCCATGAGTGCATACATATGAGTTTTTATAAACAAAAAGGTGATAAATGGATGCAACACGGAAAGCCGTTTAGAACCCGTTGCAAGATGGTAGCCAACGAACTAGGCTTTGATCCGCTGGAATTGTAAAGTAACATATATGGGTCTTTAACCCACATAAGGATTTATTTATGGGTCATTAACTTTTTATTATTTCGCCATGTAATACAAACCTACGTTTGCAGTTGAGTAAGATAAATAGGTGACACCCATAGGTACATTGCCTTTAATGACTTGTTCTATGCCAATGTAAGCATAAATCAATCCAGTAACAATAATTAGCCAGCTACTCATTCAATAATTCTTTCACGTTTTCTAGCAAATCTTCTTCAGAGAAACCCCAATATTTTGTAAATCCTTTACGCCCAAGGCCGTGAACGCTGGTATGTGGATCAAGTCGATGATGCCATGCACAAAGCGGTATTGCTGGAGCCAGGGAACGCTTGCCCCCGTACCGGCGCACGTGGTGAATTTCAACGGGCGAATCGGCAATGTTGTCAATTCCTCTGCTTTGAATTTGTCGGCATAAGATACACCCAAGTCGTGCCAGCTTTGCATAATGTTCCCGTTCTGATTTAGTCATCTAACCAATGTTTTTCTTTTTTATCAGGTTTGATTAAATCAGATTGTGGAACAAAAAACGCTGGACGGCCACCAACTGGATCACGCCAATATTGTTGTTGTTTGCCATTTTTGCCATAAATATACCCATGAATTGTGTATTTTCCATTCACACCGGTTAATAGCCAATAACGTTTGTTATCTTTGTCGGCTGGGTGCAATAACAAACTGCCGTTTTCATACGTTGTGACCCTGACTTCTTCATCCTTTAAGTCATCCCCACCAGCTTCGCCTACGCCTTCCCAATGCACGTTTAAATGCTTTGCTAGGGCATATTCTGACAATGCGCCTTCTATCTGCTCACCCCATACGGTTGATACGTCTTTTCCATACATGGGCCTAGCGTTGCGTTTAAGAAATTGTAAATGTCTTACGCCGCCGGCATACACACCCATCATGATTTGTGGGTAATCTAATTCAATCTGTATAGGCATTAAACATTCCTTTAGCAATATCTTCTAACTGTTGGGAAACGTCTGTAATATCTATTGATATTTCATATGCTTTTTGAAAATCACCTTTGATGGTAGCGGCATGAAAATCTATCATTAATTTGTGCAATGCAAGGTATGGAGTTGAAAAATCAATCATTTAGTTAGTCTTTCAAGGTTACGGTTACTGGCTTCTTGCGTTCTCCACGCTTCAAAACGTAGCTTTGCCGCTTCTAAACGGTACTTCCACATTTCTGTTTTGTACGTTGCCGCACCAATAGCTTTGCAAAGTTCTTGATATTCTTGGCTGGCGTAAGCTTCACGTTCCTGGGCACCTAGGCTTTGTTCGTTTGATTTCTTCATCATGATTGAACGTAATGAATGGCGGTAGGCTTCCAACTCCGCCAACTCACCCTTGGCTTTGGCGTATTCAGGGGCAAATTCGTATAGGTAATCTACACAATCATTGGGATCAACTACCCGGCTATCTGCTTTCATTTTTCCATCCAAAATTTAATTAAGACGTGAAGAATTACGCCCCATACAAACACGCCAGTAATTAAAAGCAATAAAACAATTAATTCAATCATCGCCAATCTCCCCAGGCACCACGGTTGCCTTTTTTCCATTGATCATAAAAACTTCTTGCAAGTAATTCACGGCGGCTATCAAATTTAGGATTAAGAAAATAATTCCTAAAACCGGTAAGCCCAAACTTGGTTCGGTAAACAAGTAACTGCCTGACTTCACATTCATACCGCCATCTTTCCGATTTGTTGGGCAATTCGTTGGCGGTACTGTCCCATAGATTCCCCGGCGTAAGCATTTAATCCTAGTTCCCGGCCCTTGGCCAAAGTCAGTTCATCATTACTATACCAAGGTAATGAAGGCCGCTTTACTTCTTTAGGCGTCATATCCAATTCATCTTCCCACCGGCCCTGGTTAAGCCACGTGGTTGCATGGCATATGAAATCCATTTCAGTACCCTTTAGTTTCCAATAGGCTACGTGTTGTTCTATGGCTTCTACGGCCTGGGCTTGTTCATCAGCAGTCAAACGGTTAAACGCCCCCAGGGCGGCACGTTTAGCTACCTTCCTGGGGTAATGTTTCCAAAACTGTTCAAACATTATTTGCCCGTCCATTTAGCTACAAACTTTTTAAGCTTGGCGTATTCGCCTTTAGGCAATACAAAACTTGCGTATTCGTTTTCGCCTTCATCTTCTAAATCAATTTCATGCTGGGCACGAAATACAAGATGGTCAATGGTGCCGTCTAGGTCATCGTCATTGACTGTGTTTAATTTATAAAAATCTTTAAGGGCTTTTTCGTACATTTTGTTTTCCTTTTTTCACCACGATCATATGACCGTATATACATATTACTAAAGTAATCTTTAGTTGTCAACAATTATCTTCTAGTGATATACCCTAATATCTAATAACTGTTGTATTTATGTTGAATTGCTTTTTGGTGGACGAACCTAGCCCACCTAGGTTGCCTTAATAAGTTTTGCTTTTCGGAGCCACTTAACCCGTCAGTCGTTCAGGAAACCGGCACTAACTTCGCCACCGGCATATGCGTTATTACATTCCTTGATCCCCCAGTAACGCTTCTATCCTGACCGCTGGTGGTGGTGAATCCCCAATCAGAACGATGGGAACTGAAAAGCCAATAAAAAAGGGCTTTGTAGGTAGCTTTATGCTGGAATGGCTTGGGAAATACCTCTTATCTTATTTCCTAAACCCACAAAGATACCTACAAAACCCTATTCATCGAGTATTCCAGTCCTCAATGTTTAGAACTATATCATAAAACTAAACCGTGCTTAACTCCGGCCAAATTAAAGCCCAGGTATCAGGAAAAAGGTCTTTTCTGCTTACTAAACCGTGGCTTTCACGTTCAATTGTTGCCGCTATTAGCATCAATGGTGCGGCTGGTATTGCGTTGTTGTTGCGCCATTGACACACCGCTTGGACCGTTACGCCACATAGCTTTGCTACCTTTGCTGGCTTGCCCAATAGGTCAATCATTTGTGCATCAGTCATTTATTTTTCCTTTTTTACTAAATATTACTTTACAACAACTAAATTTTACTTTACATTTGTCAGTACGGCAATGGTGCCGTGATAAAAAAGGAGTAGCAAACATGGATGAATTAAACCAGTTGATGTTAGAACATGAAGAATTTTTAGAAGAAGCTTTAGATTGCATGGAATATGGTGGCGAATTGCTTACCCAGGCACAAGTTGATTGCATACGGCAAGCTTGCGGTAAACCTAATCGCCATAGAAAAAACCCTGTATTAACAGAAGTGTTTAATGATTTTGGAACAATTTTTGGAAAATGAAAAAATGATAATTGCAAAACAAACCAGTTCCGGTAGTGACTTCAAACTACCACCAGCCGGCAGTTTTCTTGCCAAGCTTTATCGCATTATTGATATAGGCACCCAAACCACCGAATGGATGGGCAAGAAAAAGATGCAACGCAAAATCATCACTATGTTTGAATTACATGGTGAAGATAACGATGGCCAGCCATTGCAAACCGCAGAAGGTAAGCCGCTAATTGTATCTAAACGCTATACGTTATCGTTGGACGAAAAAGCCACATTGCGTAAAGATTTAGAAGCCTGGCGTGGTAAAGCATTTACCCAAGAAGAATTAGATGGATTTAACCTAGAAGTTTTGCTGGGCAAGTGTTGCATGGTATCTATCACCCATTCAACATATGACGGTAAAGAGTACGCCAACATTGCTGGCATTAGCCAAATACCAGCCGCATTAAAGAAATTAGGCGAACCCGTTGGCGTTAACGAACCCATGATTTTTACCCTTGATCCATTTGATCAAGATAAATTTAGTAAGTTGTCAGAAGGTATGCAAGGCGTAATCAAAAAATCTGCCGAATACCGTAATACGTTTGAACCTAATTCGCCACCAGTTAGTTCTGCACCGTCAGAATTGATTGATGACGATATTCCATTCTAGGGGGCAATATGAAGCCAATGATTAAGTTTATGGTTTGTGATTACTACACTTTGAAAACAGTTCAAGATATAGGCCACGATGAAGAAACTGAAATCATTGGTTTCAGTTATGAAGCATTGTCTAAATTTACCAAAGCTTTAATTACTGAAGCGGCTTGTATGGTAAAGGACCCTGAAGATAGAAGTTTAATTTTAAAAACATTAGGTGATTAAATGAAATGTATTGACTGTAAATGGTATGCCGGTCAAACCAATGATACGTATGGCGTATGTAAACGTTTTCCACAAACGGCCAACAAAAGTCAAAACGATTGGTGCGGTGAATATTCCAGCAAAGTTGTTGTAGTTACACCAGTTCAAGAAGAAGCGCCAAAACGTGGAAGAAAACCAAAAAATGATAATTAAAGAACGTCAATCGGAAAGTGGGCATTGGTATGATCGTCAAGGAAACCCAGCATATACAGTTATTGGAAAAAACGGCCAGCAACGACAAGCAACGTTACGGGATGCAAGATCACTTGACCTTTGCCCTAGCGTTTCAGGAATCATTGCGGTTGCGGCACGTCCAGGCCTTGATATTTGGAAACAACAAAACGTCCTATTAAGTGCATTAACCCTACCTAGGGAAACTGGGGAACCGGAACAATCTTGGCTTGAACGGGTAATGATGGATTCCAAGCAAACTGGCCGGGTGGCCGCTGACCGTGGCACCACCATTCATGCCATTGTTCAATCGTTTTTTGAAGGCGCATTAATACCGGAACATATGCAAATATGCCGCCCCGTTGAAGAAGCCATTAAAACGCATTTTGGGGAACTTTTGCTATTGCCGGAACTATCCTTTGCCCATCCCCTTGGGTACGGCGGTAAGGCCGATTTAATAGTTAAATCAAGGCATGATTTTGATGGCGTATGTATTGACATTAAAACCAAGGAAACTGAAGATATTTCTAAAGCTGAAATTTATCCAGAGCATGGGATGCAATTAGCCGCTTACCGCGAAGGTTTTCATATGCCCAAAGCCCGTTGTGCCAACGTATTTGTTGGCTACAAGATGGTCAATGGCATTACCCAGTTCACCGGCGTTAAGGTTGTGGAGCATGAAGCGAATGATTTGGACCGCTACTGGCTTATGTTTACCAAGCTATTAGAGTTTTGGCAGTTAAAAAACAATCACAAGTAACAACGGGGCGAAAGCGGATGCTATTCCTGGATGGTGAATGTCGGCCTTTTTTACCAGCGGCATATCTAATAGACGTAGCGAGTAGCCCCACCTTTTTGTTGTTTTTAGGGTAAACACCTAGTAAATAGTTCTTGCGTAGTGAAGTTTTCTTTAGTAAATTATCAATACCGCAACGTTGCGGTGATAAATAAAAGGAAAACATCATGAAAGCAATGGATATTCAGTTAAGCAAAGTTGACCAATTAGGTATGTTGATGGCTCAAATTGCTGATTTAGAAGCACAAGCCGATGCAATTAAAAATGAATTAAAGCAAACAGAAGGCCATACAGAAGGCAATTTGTTTAAAGCTTGCGTTACCCTTTCACAACGTGCCACCGTTGACAACAAGACCGTTTATGCTGAAGCTAATGTACCAGCAGAATTGATTGCCAAATATACTAAAACAACTGCCGTAATTACTTTAAAGGTAACTGCAAAATGAACCGTGAAGAACAACAAGCAGAAGCATTTTGGGCTTACCAGGCTAAACAAGAAAACTTACAACGCATGGCCAATAAGGGTTGGGGTGATCGTGAGGAATACAACAAACTTCTTGTTTGGGAAGATAAACAACGCAAAATCAAAAAATTTAAAAAAATAGCTAATGAAGTTTTTACTGGTTTAATGTTTATTGGTTTTGTGGTTTTTGTGGTTTTTTTAACACAAGGATAAATATGAACCGATATTTTCCAACTTCTTACACCGATATAACCATTAGATGGCGGCAATTAGGCTGGGTGCCACCATCTGCACTTCAGCAATATCAAGATAAATGGAAGTATTACAAAAGCTTGTAATTACTTGGGGTGAGCCTTGTTCATAGGCTTACCCTCATGCTTTTTTAGTTCACGCTTTAATTCAAACAATCCACTACGCATTTGAATCATTTGCTTGTTTTCTTTTTTTTGCATTGCTTTTGATTCAACTTCTTCTTTTTTTTCATTGTGCATTTTATGCTCCTAGTGCTTTAAGTGCTTCGTTCATTTTGGTTTTACGGTCATCTAAACCAATTAAACCACCATTAATACGTTTAGTCATTACTTCAAAAGCATCTTTAGTGCCTTCATCAGCCAGGGCGTTTAACCCTTTTTTATTCCAAAACCAGCCAGCCGATAACACGGCGTAACGGGGTTCTTCTAAAAGTTGGGGCTGGGCTACCAAGTCAACGCCTAACGCTTCACCACAATGCTGATACGCTTCTTTACCGGTACATTGTATCAATCCACGGCCTATAAATTTGGCGGCATCTTCCGGAGTTTCATTTCCCATGCGGCCAACATAAACTTTGCTGGCTATCTTTTTAGGTTGGCGTTCATATTGCGTTGCAATATCTAAACTAGGAAACCGGCTTGGCCAAGTTGCCATTAATGCTTTAGCAGAATAATTTAAGTTTTCTTTAATAAATTTAAAGTTACCGGATTCATGAAGGGTTTGCCCTAGAAAACACGCTTGACGTTGTGGCGTATTAATTTGGTATTTATCAAACGTTTCGTTTAATGGGTCAAGCCATTGTTCGCCAAGGCCAAGGGCTTTTAATTGATCATTAGTCATTTAATTGGGGTGGAATTATGAATCATATTATCTTTAGCTTGACTGCTTGCTGAAGAACCAAAGTAAAAAGCAATAATGCCTGTCCATGCGGTACCAAGGCTACCTAACATCAGCATTAGGGCATCAGAAGTCATAATTTTGCCTGACATTAAACCACCCAAAATACCAAAAAATCCAAGGGTGACTAATATAGACAATACCGGGGGAATAAAAGATTTTGTTTCTTTTTGTAAATCACGGGCAGAAGCACGGTCTTGAACGGCCAATTGTTCAAAATTTAATCCTAATTCTTGGGCCTGGCGTTGCAATTCAATTTCAGCTTGTTTAAGACTAGATATTTGGTCAGCAGATAATTTGCCGCTATCAATAACATCTTGAACTTTATCTTCATCAATACCTAATGCTTTAGATACCGCAGTAACGGCTAGGCCAGCTAATGGACCACCTAAACAAGTGGCAATAGTCGGCACTAATTTCATTAACCAATCCATAATTTATTCCTTATGCGTAACAAGCCAATGAACCCCAGTAAACAAAACAAAATGTCAAATAAGCTACCATTTGTACCCCCAAGTAAAATACCAAGCAAATACCGCCGCAACTGCAAAACAATAAAACTGTAAACGTTTTATAGCTTTTAATTCGTGTTGGTATTCTTCGTTGTCTTTTTTACGTAAGCTTTCAATATCCATTTTAATTTTTAATACTGCTTCCCATTCTTTTGCACCGTATTTTTTTACAAAATCTATTTTTAATTTAGCTTCTTCATCGCTTATTTGTTTGTTATGTTGCCATTGTTTTAATGCTTTTATTAATGCTTGTTCTTTTTTAAACTCTGCTTCACGCCTGGCTCTAATACGTTCATTAGCTTGTTTTTGGGCTAAATCTAATCCATCATTTTGAATGTTTTCAATGCTTTTAGATAAACCTTTACTGGCTTCTCGGCTTGCATCCAAGCTACTGGAAAGAGTTTTTACTCCTTCTGTTATTCCATAAGGGTCTGACATTACTCATTACTGTATTTTAAGTGCAATAGAAATAAGAACGGAAATCATAAACCCAGCAGAAGCAATTAATATTTGTTCAAGTCTTTTTAAACGAGCATTAATTGATTCGTAACGAAAAGCACAAACTTGTTCGTGGGCAGATAAAGCGGCTTCGTTTTTGTCAATGGTAGTCATATTAGGTTTTCATGATGTATGCAAGGGCATAGTACGGTGGCAAATTGGCATTAGTTCCGCTTGTTCCGGCATTGGCATTAGTGGTGCTTGTGGCTACTGTAATCCCAGTAGAAGCATAACTTGTTCTAAAATTAGCAGCAGTATATCCAATTCCAGCAGAAGGAATAATTGTATTTGATACGGCTGGATTATCCGAGCCACCAGCAGCAGAAGCTTCGTAATGAAAGTGTGTAGGATCAGTAACAGTTGAAGTTGAAGTTGCAGTATGGGTATGGGTTACTGTAATTGCATCAGCAGAACCACCAGTTGCGCCTACTGCATAAGTTGATCCAGCCGCTATTACAAAACGGTCACGCAAATCCGGTGTTGAATTTGCACCATCACAAATTACATAACCACTAGGAATGGAACCAATACTGCCTGACCAAAGAATAATTGCGCCAGTTGGAAGGGTTGGTGCGCTGGCTGGGGCATTTTGCAATATTGGATATAAGTTATCCAAAGTTTGCAAAGTAACGGCGGCAGAAGTTTGAATTACAAACTTATAGCTATATCCGGTTTGCATCCAAATTTCGCTTGGGGTGCGGCCATAAGCATCCAAAACAATAGGATTGGTATTAGCAATCGTGCCGTTTACGGTAGTGTAAGTAGTCAATAAAGTGCTTGAACCAGCTTGGTAGGTATAGATTAATCCACCAGCATTAGGCAAGCCATTATTGTTAAAAAATTGTTGGCCATTGCCAACTGGGGATAAAAGTACCGTTGCCATGTTATTTCCTTGAAGTTATTTCACTTAATTTGGTTTTGCCTTTTTCTACCTGGGCTTTTGCGGCTTGGCCTACGTCACTAATGGCACGTGCAGAACGTCCAGCACCGTAAGCACCATAAAGGGCTAACCTTGGGCTTTGTGCGGCCATTGTGCTAATCAATGTAGCGGCTCCAACTTCAGGGCTAAACATATGCGCCCCAATACCAACGCTAATATCAGCCAATAATTGCAATGCACCTGGTATTTTTTGGCTCATGGCATATCCAGCCAATTTATTAATAATATCTTTACCACCAACTCTTTCAAGTTCTTGCAAAAGTTGCAAACGATATTCTTTACTTAAAGTAGATTTATTTGAAAATACTTGGGCAAGTTTACGAATAGTAGTATCAACTCCAACTTTATCGCCAAGACTTAAAGCATTTTTAATTTCACGTTCAAGTTCAAGGCCTTTTTCGTAATCAGCCATTGTTTTTTCGTAATTTTTGTCTTGCTTAACAATAGTATCTTTTACGGCATTACGAGTAGCAGTCATAACCCGTTTTGCTTGATCTGTCATACCTTGTGAATAAACGTCATCAATGCGTTGTTTTAAATCATCAAGTCCACCGGCAGTATGAAGTTCAGGTTTTCTTTCCCATTCATTAAGAATAGTTTCAATTTCTTTAACTTTGCCCATTGTTTCAGGGCCAACTTTGGAAGCTTCTACACCAAGATTTTTAGATTTTAAAGAATCAACGGTTTTATTGAAAGTTTCACGAATGGGTTTAAAGTCCAAAAATACTTGATTACCTTTGGTAGAAGCAATTCCCTGTTGGTATGCTTGACGGCGATTTTCTTTAACGGATTGAAATGCTTCACGCACGTTGCCAACAATTTCCGGTGCCGAAACTGCACCTTCTTTTGCAAAATCCAATATTGCTGGGTTTTTTTCAAAACCAGCTTCATAAGCTTTTTTAGTATTGTATGGGCTAGTGTTAGTCATTTTGCCGCTTATTTCAGCAAGCAAATTACCAGCGTTTTCAGCGGTGGCAACTTCAGCTACTTTTTTAGCAGTACCTTTAACGGCACGGCCAGCAGTTGGTGCGGCTTTAACCATGGCGGCATCAATCCACCATTTAGCATCACGTTTGTCCATGCCTGTATTTTTAGAAATCCAATCTGCACCTTTATCAACGTGTTCGCCAACATATTCCAAAATTTGACGGGCGCCTTCACCTTTATAAACTGGATCATCAAGCAAATTAAATGCTTTTCCTAGCGGATTGCTAAAATCTTGGGCAGCTTTAGTTAATTTGTCACGCTGATCTTGGGTTTGTTCGCCCATAAATGTATCAGCTAATTTTGCGGCTGGGTGCAATACAAATTGTGCGGCGGCTATTGGAACACCTAAAGCAAGGTCAACAACAGAAGCCGCTTCTTTAGCAAATCGTTTTGGATAAGATTTAGCATCTTCAAGCATACTGCCCAATTCTTCAGCGGCAGTTACTTTTGTTGGGTTGTATTTAAATTTGAACCCTGGCGCTTCTTCATCCATATTTACGTCATATGGTGCCAATTGAAAGTCACTATTAGGGTTTACTTCCACGTGGTACATATCTTTTGCACCGTGGGGACGATGAAAACCTACTTGTGCAAGTAATGAATCAGGCACCCTTGGGTGCAAATCTATGGCATTACCACCTTCATGTCGGCTTTTGCCTGGTTCCGCTACCAAATTAGGGTTTTTAAGTCGGTCTAAATATAATTGACGTTGTTGTTCCCTAGTTCTATATCCGCTAGTAATAGGCAAATCTTCGCCTTTAGGGTTTAACTTTGTATCTTCTTTATAAAGCTTGTTAAGTAAATCTAACCGTTCTTTAATTTCAGGCGTAAGGTTACTTAAATCAACTTTAGGTTTGGCGGCGGCGGCCAATTGTTCATCAGTTGGCCCGGCACTTACCGTTACTCCAACTTTAGATGATGGAGTAGCTTCGGGGCCTGAATATCGGTATTTAAACCCTGGAATTTCATCATCTAATATGTTGGCCATTATTGATATAAACCTTTTTCCAAACGATATAACGTTTTAGATTTGTTTTCCAAGTCTTTAAATTCTTCTTTTGACATTGAACCATGTATTTCACGAATTCGTTTATCTTGTTCACGTTCAGATAATTGTGAATTTTCAATGTTTTGAATTTGAAAAATACGTGGATCATAGTTTTCTGCCCAAGCAGATTGAAACTTTTTAGCAAGAATTTGACCGTTAACGTCACCATGCTTTTCAACAAACTTTAAAAGTCCAGTATTGTATTTTTCAGCGGCAACGGCATCGGCTTTAACTTGTTGCATAACACCGGCCAAAGCTTTTGCATCAATCTTTTCGCTACCTGAAAGTTTGGCATTAAGGTCTTGCATATGGTCAGTTTTAGCCAAGCCCATAACTTCAGCATTTCTAGCTTGAACTTGTGCAATGTTTTTAATTAAAGAATCTAAATCAGAGTTACCAAACGCATATTTACCGCTTGCTTGTAGTGTTTGGTAAAGCTTAGAACCGCTTGCACTATTAATAAATTCTTCAACTTTTCTAACTGGTTGCTGAATATCTTTAGCCGCTTTAATATTTAATGGAGCATCAGCTACCATTGGTGCGCCAATTTTTCTAGCTTCTTGTTGGGCAGTATCAAGGTTTAATAATTCAGGATCACGTGCTTTCAAGCTTCCATACTTAATTAATTCCGGCATTTTTCCGCTAGTAGAACCGGAAGTGCCAGGTGTTGTAGTAGAAGTACCGCCACCAACTGGTTGGCCACCAAAGCCACCAGGAGTAATAGTAGGTTGCTCACCCGCTACTGAAGGTTGACGAACAACAACACGTTCAGCACCACCAATATTAGCCATTTCAGCTTTAGGACTAAATTGATCAATCAGTTCTCTAGGCGTTAATGATTCATTGCGGTATTTCATTAATTCTTGTGCTGGAATTGGTTGATTACCAAAAGCTTTCAATCCCCTAATATGACCATCAGCTACCGTTGCTATCTGTGGGTTGTATTCTTTTAATCTATCAAAAGAAGCAATAATTTCAGGGGCAAATACTTGACGTCCTTGTGCCGCCATTTGCCCATAATTGCCATAAATAGTTGCAAATGGTTGCCTATTCTCGATAGCAAGTTGATTCATTGCACGATTGGTTTCAATATGATTTTTAGTTAAATCAGTAATATTTTTAGCAAATTCAGGACCAGTCAATGGTGCCATTGACATTAATGCTGGCAATTGTTTTAAATCAAAACTGCCATCAGGTAATTTAGAACCTTCACCTTTTGCAAAATTTTGAATAATAGGAATTTCTTTTTCTTTTTCTCTAGCAATAGCGGCCTGACGATTCAAAACGTCCATTTCGGCGCCATACATACCGGCCTTCATAATGTCACCAAGTGACATACCAGTTTGTTTTGGGTTTAAATCTGCGCTAAATTGAGCCATATTATTTCCTTACTTCTTCATCATTCCGTACAACATAGCGTAATTGCTAACGTTGTTTAAAGCGCCAGCATAAGCATTAGCTTGGCCCATAGTTCCAGCGGCTTGTGCATTACCAATGCTCGAAAGCATATTACTAACGTTGCCGGAAGTGCCACCAGCCATATTGGCTACTGTTTGGTTAGCATTTTGTCCAACACCGGTTAAGGCATTTACGTTACTAACTACGTTTGTACGGTTAGCTTGATATTGATTGAAAGCATCAGTTAAAGCATTACCAGCATAGCCCTGGGCAAATTGTTGTGCGCCTTGAATAGCATTTCCACCAATTAATCCACCAGCGGCATTTTGTTGGGCATTTAATTGCCCCATGCCTTGATTTAATCCAAACTGATAATTTGGCATTAAACGGGTTAAATCATTCATTGATGGTTGGGCAGTTAAATAACCAGTATCAGCTAATTGACCATAAATATTTGCACCTTTTTTACCCAAATCCATGTAAGGTTGATTTTGAGCAAGAACATCACCATACAATTGTTTGTTGTAATCCATGCCTTGTTGGGCGCTTCTACTATATTGATCAGCCGCTTTTCCAGCCGCTTGGCTTTGCATATATCCACCAACAAGGGCAGTACCACCTACAATTGTTGCAGTTACGGGGTCATTTCTTTCGCCATAAGCTGGTCCACCAGTTGGATCACCAATAGGATATTCCGCTGACATAGCTTTTGTTTGGGCACGGCTTAAATAGACTTTTTTATACATAGTTACACCTATCACATTTAAGGTAGATTTTACCTTTTTCCTGTTTAAATTCAATAAAACCAAGTCTTTTACAAAAATTAAGGCCTTTTTTGTTTTCTTCCATAACAGAAGTAATGGCGCTACCGTATTGGTCAATAATTTTTTTTAAAGTATCTTTAATATGACCACGAATTGAAGAAGAAGGTTTTAATCCATAACCTACGTGAATTTCGTTTTCTTTTTGTATAACGCCACCAATTATCCAGCCTTGTTCTTGCAATGGGGTAACTTCCCAATCTTTCATTACAACTTCAAATTGTTCAAATTCCATGTTTAATCTATCTTTTACCGATGAATAAATCATCGCCAAAGCGGCTTGGCGGTCAGAAGCACTTTCTGAAAGCGGCTTGTAATTAATCATGGATTGTAATAAGGAACTTTAAAAGGTTGACCGTTAACTGTAATATTAATAAACCCTACTGGGTTTGCTGGTAGCGTAGCCGCACCTTTGGTAGCCGTAGTAGCTGAAGTAAAGTTTAGTATTCCAAGAAAAAATTGTTGCCACGCCCTGGTTGGACGTTTGGTTTGTTCATCTAGTAATGGTGATTGTGGATAAGGGTTATTTTGGGTATTAGTCCAAATTCCACCCTGATTTCCTGGTGTTTGTGCCATTAGTTATCCCCAGCTTCAGCTTTAAGATTGGCCGCAGTAATCACGGCATTAATTGGATCAGTTACCACTACTTCAAATATTCTATCCCTAGATTGCCCTAATCTACGCCAAATAGCACGGTTTTTGTATGCACCTTGTACGCCAATGGTTGTCCAATGCTCATTTGAATAAGTAGAACCGCCATCGTCTGACCAACGTAACATAGCTTGTGGGGCAGAACCATCCGGCAAACCAATGCCAGGCTGGAAATGAATTTGTAATTCAGCAAAATATTGGCGTTGGTAATCGCTAATTAAATGGGGCGCACGGCGAATTCTTCTAATTTCTTCACCGTTGTCGGTGTAATTACTTGGGTCAAGCATATAAAGTTGACCATTTTCCCAATCCCCAACAATGTTTACGCCCTGAAAATGGGTATGACAATTACCACGGTGACGGTGAAATACGTTTTGACTATCTACCCAAAGCCATTTATGCCACATTCCGGTGGCAATGTCATAAGCCCAAGTTAAATCAATGGTTGGAAAGCTAACAACGTAAACTTCATGGCCTTCAATAAGGTAAGTCCAAGCCCTTGCATCAGCAATATATTGACCTTCAATGCTATTTTCTACGGCATGGGTGCTAATCCGGGTTGGGGTATAGCCATTCATCATCATGACTTGGCCATCACCACGGATGTTTTTACTTAAATAAGCAAAAGAATTACCTAATCTAGCTACTGAAAACTTGGCCGCTATACCGTGCTGGGTTGATGTACCTGGAATACGTTGAAAAGCAAACGGGAATAATCCGCTATCTACCCAAACTTCGCTAGATACTTCGCCCAATAAATACAGTTCCCGGTGATCCACAATAAGTGAAACCAAATTATCCGGTGCGCCATCTTTTGAACTAAAACTTAATGATGGTGAAATAGGGGATAAAGGGGAAGAAGCACCAAATTGTTGTGTATTTGGTCTGTTATATACAAAGTAGTTATCCACCACATCAACAACGTCAGCCCCGGTAAAAGGACCATCATTAGCTGGCATAACGCTAAAGTTAAGGGCATAAAGTGAAGTTGATGAAACAGTTTGTGAAGTGCTGACAACATAGCTTCCTGTGCCCCCTGTACCAGTACCAAACGTTAATGTAAGGGTTAACCCTGTACCATTACCGCTAGTTGTTGTTTGGGATGGTGTTCCTGGCACTACGGTATAAACACCATTACTAACCGTTGTTAAACCAGTTACTACGCCAGCCGCTACGGTTGCTACTGTGTATGTAGCTTGTTGGCTATAAACACCGCCTGTGACCGTTATAGTGTCACCTACGGCATATCCTGTTCCACCAGTTGTAATGGCAAAAGACAATGCGGCAGAACCACCCAAAGCAGTAATAATAGTTCCAGCGGTTACGCCAGTTCCTTGAATTGTTTGCCCTGGATATAAGATACCGCTAGTTACTGCGCTGACCGTCAAAACAGTACCGGAAATAGATCCCGTTACCCTAGCCGCTACTGCGGCAGTATTTAAAGTTTGTGAAGTTACTGTTTGGCTTAAATTGATAGTGTAAGTGCCTACGCCACCGGAACCGCTACCTAAAGCAGTAATGACGGTTTCAGGGGTAACGCCAATACCAAATAATTGTTGACCTACGGCTAAAGTGCCGGATTTCATAGATGTTACATTTAAAGTTGTACCGCTTGTATAACCAATAAATTGTGCCGCTAATGGATTAGAAATGCGCCATGTATAGCGATTTGTACCGTCAACAATGTAAACATTAAGGCCGTTATCAGTTATTCCTACAATTCCGCTAGAAGTATTTAACGTTCCTACAATAGTTGGGGTAAACGTAGAATTAATAACGTACACGTATTGACCACAAACCGCCACCATATATTGACCGCCGGATACGTTACGTAATCCACGTACTTCGGCAGTATTAAATAAAGTAACTTTGTTAGTTAGCCCTGGGGTTGGATATAAAGCTATGACACCGTTTTGACCAGGTTGTTTTAATGGATCAATTTCAGGGCGAAAGTTAATACATTCCTGGGCATCTTGGTAGATGGACGGGGCTTCATACGATGGGCCAACAAATCCAAAATCAGGCATAGTTGACCTTAATTATTAAAACCGCCGGTAAGAATCCATCCAGCATCTTTTGCTCTGCTCATTAATAAGGCATCTGAATAACGTGAAACACGCATTGGCGCCATATTAGTTGATTTCAACGTAGCTTTAGCTTGTGCGGCAAAAGCCCCAATTTGACCTAGCAATACTGGGTTTGTTTTGCCATACATGGGCATTAATCGTTCAGCAAGGCACCAACGCAAAGCGGCCGTGTAACCTTGTGGCAATGTTGCATCGTCATAAAGCGAATCATAATTTCTGAAAAGGGTTTCAGCAAACATATGAACTTCGCCTTGGGATGGGCTTGGCCATAAAAAAACGTTACCTGAATCTTCATTTGCATTGAAATAAAGGGCTTTAGGCCACGGTCCATTTAGCGTTTTAAGGCCAATAGAATTGTAGTTTTCAAGCGCAATACAAGCTACTGGATAATCAATACCACCAGTTAATATGGGACTTTGGCTACTTGAATTAGTATTAACCCTAACATAAGCAGAATTAATATTTAATGGCTTGGCATAGTAAGCTTGGATTAACTGGGAAGCTACTGGGCTGGCATAAGTAATATTAAGCAAATAAGTACCAACTTCGTTAACATTACCGCCAGCACCAGTTAACGTAGAAATGATTTTGGTGCCATCAGTAATGCCTGATCCGCTTAAATACTGGTTAACCACTACTGCACCGCTACTAATGGCCGTAACAGTTAATACGTTGCCAGTAATAGAACCCGTGTATTGGGCACCAATAAAGTTATTGGTAGTGTGATTAGGGCCAATAGTGTATTGAACTTGGCCTGGTATTACATTCCAAATAATTTCTTGGATGTTAAAAACCATCATATTTTCGTTGGACCATTGGTCAACAATCAGATTTAACATTTCTAGGGCATCTTGCGCCGCATCATTGGTAGGTGCTTCCCCAGCCGCCAATGCGCCAATGTCTTTTAAAGAACCAGTAATAATGTCAATTGGCTTGGGCATAATTTATTCCACGGTAAAAGTGTTTTTTTCCCAAGGAAAATCAATTTTTTGGTTAATTTTTAATGATTTTAGTTGGTTTTCTAGGTTTAATTTTATAGGGTTTACACCATCTTGGGTAGTGTCAGATACCAACCAGCCAATTAAATCCGATTCAATAACTTGCGATAAAGGTTTATTGACCAATCCTTCAGTAAATTCATGGTAGCCTTCAGTTTGAACCATATTGGTTTCATCTTGTGCTTTCAATAAGTAACGAACTTTGGCAATCGTTTGATTTCCAAATATTTCTAAAATTGACCATGTATAGGTAATCATAATTTTATAAAATTAATAGTTAATTGTTTCATGGCTTTAAGTTACGAAGTTGTTCTAATGTTGTGCAAGCATTAACCAAAGTTGGCAAATCACGAAGCCGTTGTTTTTCAGTTACGATTGCAGTAGTGTCTTGATTTTTTTCAATAGCTTGCATATATAAAACATCTTGTGCGGCCAGTAACGGAATTCGTTCTTCACGAAGTCTGTCTTTAGTTTGCTCTTTAGCTTTATTTACATTAACCAATACACTACTGTTTACTAATTCCCAACTATTGAAAAAATCCCAATCATCATTTGGCAAATCGTCTTTGTTGAAAATAATTGCTCCTACTGGGCAATCTTTTGTTAATACTGTTTCAATAGGTAATTCACCAGTTGGAACACACACATTAATATTTCCATTTGATCCTGTAAAAATTATTATTTGTTCCATTTTTTTACCTAAAAAATATTACATTAACAAAAGTTGAATTCGCTAGTCCACCGCTTGGCCCAACCGCTAAATAACAAACAGAAGAAGTATTAGTTCCGTAAGTAGGCTGATACCCTGTTTGTATAAATTGAGTAGTGTCATTTGATGGTGATGAAGCTCCACCGAAAGCATAATTAGCATCCGCTAATGCGTTTGTAAATGTAACATAATACCTACCAGTTGATTGATAAGTTACAGAACTTACATTATATGATGCTTGTATTGTTGCTGGATTAGAACCACTAAAATGTACCCAAGCCTTTGCAAGTTGAGAAGTAGAGCCTGTTAAACCACCAGCAGCAGCAGATGTCCATGTAGTACCGTCAGAAGTTAATACATTACCGTTAGTTCCTGGAGCAACAACTTGCAAAGCAGAAGTACCATTACCTAACAGAACATTATTTGCTGTTAATGTAGTAGATCCTGTTCCTCCATTACCTACAGCTACAGTACCGCTTACATTTGTTGCTGAAGTTGCAGTTGCAGCATTACCGCCAATAGATAAACTTGTAGCAGTTCCAGTTAATCCTGTTCCTGCACCAGTAAAGCTAGTTGATGTTAAAACCCCTGTAGAAGGATTAAATTGTAGTTTTGTAGAAGCTACATTCTGACCAGTAATTGTTCCGCTTGTAGCGCTTGTAAACGCTAAATAACGAGTTGAATTAGTAGTTGTATCGTCTGTAATGGTAATTCCGCTTGATGGCAATGTTTGCCAAGTTGGAGCAGAAGTGCCATTGGAAGTTAATACATAACCACTTGTTCCTGTTGATCCAGCAAGAGAAATAGTGCTATTTACTCTTAATGTAGTAAATGTTCCAGCTAAAGGAGTTGTTCCACCAATAACCACATTATTCATTGTGGAAGCAGTTGTTGGATTAATTGTTAATGCGCCAGCAGGCGAAATTGCTACTGTTCCTGTTCCAGTTGGAGATAAACTTAATGCAGCATTAGCACCATTTAAATTAGCAGAAACATCAACTGTTAAGTTTCCACCGCCACCGCCACCCCATTGCAAGCAAGAAGTTCCAGTATTGCTTCTTAATGCGCCACCGCCTGATCCTGAAGCATCAAAATAAGATCCTACAAAATTAGAAGTGGCAGTAACAGTTGTTCCACGAACAGTATTAGCAGTAGTTCCACCAATAGCAGGAGGGCTTGAAAGATCCAATGTACCGCCCAAGGTAAGGCTTCCGCTAGAAGTTACTGTACCGCTTAAACTTATGCCTGAAACTGTTCCTGTACCGCCTACAGAGGTTACTGTGCCTGCTGTAGAAGTTGCCCAAGATGGAACACCTGATGCTATGGTAAGAACTTGACCATTAGTACCAGCGGCCAAAAATGTTGTGGTATCTACGGCAGATTGATAAGGCAAAGAACCAGCCGCACCACCTACTAAATTGGTTGCTTTGGCAGCAGTTCCAGTAGTATTTTGGTTAAAAGTTGGCCAAGTAAATGTTCCTGAACTAAAATTACCTGATTGTGGCGTACCTAATATTGGGGTAACTAATGTTGGGCTAGTGGCAAATACTAATGACCCTGAACCAGTTTCATCGCTTACTGCGGCGGCTAAATTGGCAGAAGTTGGAGTTGCCAGGAATGTAGCCACGCCAGTTCCAAGGCCTGTAATTGAACCTAATGCCGGTGTAATTGTAGTGTTTGTAACGCTAGTAATTTGACCCTGGGCATTTACGGCAAATACTGGGCTTGCAGTTGCAGAACCATAAGTTGTGGCAGTTACGCCAGTATTAGTAATGCTAAATTGAGTGCCGGTAAGGGTTAGACCAGTTCCAGCCGTATAGCTTGAAGCTACGCTGAAATTAGACCAATTCATGGCAGTTACGCCAAGTGTTCCACCAGGTTGTGCGGTGCAATACCAAGCGGTTCCAGCTAATGAACCTGAAGCAATAAATATAATTGCGCCAACATATTCAGCCCAAGTATCACCACCTACTGAATATGTCCATGCACCGCTAGATGCAACATAAATACCGTTTTCAGCGGCATTTGTTTGATTTTTAACTAATACAATGTCACCAGCAACAACGGTTACTGTATTAATAGTTTGCAATCCTGACAACGTAATATTTGCAGAAGTTGCAGTTAAAGCTGGGGCTTTCCAGCTTAATCCAGCGGCAAAATAGTCAACATATTGTTTGTTAACAATGTCAGTTGGACCGCTTGCGGCAGTAGTAATTGTGCCGGTCGTTGTTGCAATGTTAGTAAATACACCCGTTGAAGGGCTTGTACCGCCAATAGGTGAACTATTTAAAGTGCTATTGGTGATTGTTAAACCGGATTGAACTGGGTTAGCCGTTGCATAAAATGGCGTACCTTGGCCAACAAAAGTATTAAAGGACCCATCTAAATTGAAGTAGGCTTGAACTGGTAATAAATTCTGTACCGCAGAATTAGATGGGTTGGTCATACTTTTCCTTTAAGACTGATCACCAACTGGGGTGATATACAAGCTAACTGAAGCAGTACCTTTAGCAGTTACAGAAAATACTGGTGGAACGGCAATAACCATTGGCATTTGCATGGAAACACCCAAAACTACTATGTTTGCTGAAGCACCATCGGACGGGAAAGCCGTAACGCCAGCACTTCCTGACCCAGCTACAACTGGAACAATAGTAATTGCAATAGGTGTTGTGCCTGTATTTAAAAAGGCGCAATAGTCCATTTGGTTATTTCCTGAAGCACTAATAGTGACCGCAGTAGATGAACTGGTTGTTACTGCAACATACGTTGTTGGCCCAATAGGACGTAATACGTTAGTAGCGGCCATGATTACACCACGCTTGCTGGAATTGGGCTATCTTCACAAGATGAAATCTTAACCAACAAAGTACCAGCAGTTTGAGTAGCTGAAGAACCAGTTGAATTTACTAAACGAACAACAATTTGATTAGCAGTATTTGAATAAGCATTTCCAATAGAAATACCAGTTACTAAAGCGGCATCAAATTGTGCTTGAATAAAATCGTTTGGTTGAACGCCTGGAACAGTAATTGTTACGTCACTTGTTGTGCCGGCAATAGTTGTTGATGGAAGGGTTACTTGTGCTATTGATTGGGCAAGAATATTGCCACGGCAAATAGTAGTTTTTGACATGATATTTTCCTTAAATGAGGATGATTAATTATAAGCGTAAAAAGGAAAAAAACCACCCTTTATGGGGGTGGCTTTCCTCACTAATTCCTAGTCCCTATTAAGGTAGGAAAGTTAAGTCGTAACCGTAAACATATACGTCCATAGTAGCGGCCGCACCTTGTGCAGTACCTACGTTGATGTATAAGTTTTGACCGGTTTGTGCCGCAGTTGAAGCAACAGTACGTTGGCTTACAACAGTTGAAGCACTTAAAGCTGACAATGCGGCGTTAGCTACGATTCCTGTACCACCAGCGGATGGTGCAGTAAACAAGCCAGCGGCGGCAGTTGTCAAACTTGTTGATGCGTTAGTGAAAATAACGTTGGAAACAGAGTAGCTACCAGTATTCAAAATTGGTAGAACTGTATCGCCAGTTGCGTTTACGTTAACACCCTGATAAGAAGCTAATAGGCGAATAGCCTGGTTAGTTGCTAGGTTCGATGGGTGATTTGTTACGGTTGTTGCTGGTCCTGG